CTGTCTCCATCGGCCGTACCTTCAGACGGCGACAAGCGGCGGCCTCGAACAATGTAATGAAATCGCCGTAGCGGTCGGCGAACAGCTCGTGTCCGAGCCAGGAGCCGATCGCGGCCTTGAGCTCGGCGTAGGTGGTGATGGCCATGATATGAATCCTCAGCAACGTTTGGACGGGTATTGGAGGAGGCTTGCTTTGCGTCTGGTGCGGCAAGGCTCGGCGCAGAACTCGATCAGCAGGCGACACCAGCGCACGCGGCGACGCTAGTCGGGCGAGGTGTTACAGTTCGAGCTCTTGCCGGTAGCTGCTTCGCGGCCGCGAGCCGCCATTCACGCGCGCCAGAGGATAGAAGCCGATTGGGGGCATTCTATTTTGGTCGTTATTGGCGGAGTCTCCTAAAGTGAGTTATCGCTCTCTCAGTACATTTTGTTTGCGCGCAGCGGCCACATCGCATTGAAACTCTTTGATATCACTCCTCGTCGGGAATTTGCGAACCGACTACGGGAACTCCGAGAGCCGAGTTGAATTGAATAATTTTTCCGATTCTGGGATGTGTGTTTATATAGAACCGAATCTGGGCAGCTGTCTCAGGCGCCACGGACTTGAGGTAGTTTGGATCAAGCATATAGATGCGGAACGCTTCTGCCATGTACTCGCGATTGGCTTTCCTGGGACCATATCCCCGATCCTTCGGGGTATAGAGGGGAGCCTCAGGATCTGCGTTGAGGCCGTCCGGCGTCCGCTTCGGATTGTTGGTAGTGTTGTAGAGCGCCTCCAACTCTGGTTTCATCTTCTTCGTAACTGGGATCTGGTGCACAGATTCATCGAGTCCGTGCCCTAGCTCATGGCCAAAAACGCTGACGCGGTTTCCGCCCTCCAACTCGTCGCTTAAAAAGATTTCGACAGGCACACCGTTCATTACGGCAGTCTTACCGACGGCACCGTTTAGTTCGGGCGAATTCGTGGGTAGAGTTGTGGAGTACCTACCGGTTATCTTTTTTGCAAGGTACTCTTGCTTCGCTTCAGGAAATGGTACGTCCATTCCAGCCTCTACTTGTCGGCCAACGACGATTGCTTTTGGGGAAAAAGGGTTTCCGTCCATGTCCGTTAGAAGCTTGCCAGTTGCGTCGCTCGACACTCCTGCATCGTAGTCACGCTCAAATGGGCGCCGATCCAATGGGCCTATGTCTTGCAACTGCTTGCCTATGCTGTAGCGGGAATCCCGCGCAGCAGGACGAAGTATGCCCAATCCCTCGAGCAACGGCCTCGCAAGCCGCCCGACGGGTCGCGTAGCGCCGACGAACCCGGCCGCAGCACTTGGCATTAGGGCAGCTGCGACGTTCGCCATGATGTTCGCCATTTCCATCGAAGCCCTTACTCCTCGTGGATCGGACGACGGAACCTTCTGGGGTGTGTCTGGCAATGGCGGAGGAGGCGGCGGCGGCTCGCCGTAGAGAATCCCGCGGAGATTTCGCGTCGGAATTCCAAGTGTATCGAGCGCCTGCATCATTGGCTGGTCCCATGCGTCGGGATTCAAATAAACACCGCCGGACGGCGTACGGACCATCGCGGGCGCCCAAGCAGCGGGATTGAGGACCACGCTGCCATCGGGGCGCTTGAGATAGGGCTCCGCTCCTGTCATCCGGTCGACGTATGGGATTTCCCACCCACGACCCGCCGAAGTCCCCGCTCCAAAGGGTGCTGATTTGGGCTTCGAGTCCTTGTACCGAAAATACGCATCAAGCCAATCGCGGTGCATCTCGGGGGTCAGGACCGCATCGTCGCGCCGCACGACCGACCTTGGCGTAGGCACGTCAGGCCACGCGGCCCCCGGCGCGACGTTCAACTGCGCGCCCGAAAGCCATGACGACGGAGCCGGCTGCGGCGCCGATTTCGGCTCGCCGCCAAGCGAATCCGGAATAATGCTAAATTTCCGCGCCTCCGCTAGCTTCTCCTCGAACGATTTCGGACGCCCGAGTTCCGCCAGACCATCGAGCAAACCAGGCTTGGGCGAGCTGGATGGCTCGCCGCTTTCTGGCCATGTCGCAGGCGGCGTGCGCACCATTGCGGTCGGCAGCCACCCCGCTATCGCGGACGGCATCCACTTCCACGCGTTGCGCGGATCGAGGAAAAAGCCGGGGTACCAATCCTCCGGTATCCCATCGTCGTAGGTCGCCATTGAGATATGTCCTGTTGGAAAAAACGGCGCAGCCGTATCCAAGCCGGGCGTTTTCACGCCAGCCGCGCCTCGTTTGTCTCAGAGCGAAAGAAAGAAGCGGCCCACGGGCCGCGGTGTGGCGTGCGTCAACGATCCACGCGCAAGAACTTCCAGTCCGGATCGTTGAGTTTCTTCGCAACCAGCGCGTCAAATTCCTTGGAGAAGATGCGCAAGCTGACGTTGCCGCGCACATATTCCTCGTTGAGCCACCTGACCAGGATCACGTTCGGGATCGAGGCAATGTGCCTCCCCCAATCACTGTTCTGCTCGATCGAGCGCAACATCTTGTTGCGCTCGAGGATTGGCTCGACGTCCTGCACGGTCTCAGCGACAATCACGCTGTCGTCGCGGTCGAATGACAGGCGTGTCTCCATCATGCGATCTCGGTCACTGACATCGTGGCAGTTGGCGAGGTGCCGGTGAGAATGGCGGCGATCTTTTGCCCCGGCGTGACCGTGAAGTATTCCGGCAGATTGAGCGGGATCGCCGCATCGGTCGGGATCGCGGTCGGCGTGCCGTCGCCGATCCTGATGCGCGCCGACGTCACCGTGCCGCCCGCGTTGAATACAACGACTCGGACCTGAAAGGTCTGCGCCGCGAACGGATTCGTGACCGCGGCAGAGGCGCCGGAAAGCGCAACGTCCTGCGACGTGCCAAGGCGGGAGGATCGTTGATTGGCCATGGTCAGCTCCGTCGAATGACCGCGTAGCAGTGACCGGCGACAGCGCCGGTGGCGCCCGCAGGCGTGAACGAGATCACGTCATCCTCGTTCACGTCGTTTGCTCCACTCGGAATTGCCGAAAAGTGCGAGCCGGCCGAGCCGCCGGTCACCGACACCACGCCGGTTGTGATTGCGGACCCATTGATGGCAGCTGTGACGGTCGCGGTGCCGGTGACCGCGCCGCTCTGCACGACGCCGATCTTGAGAACCTTGCCGCGGAATGGCACCCGCGCGTAGGTCACGACCGGCGTCGAGCCGAGGCTCGAAGTGAACGCCATCACCTGCGTCTCGCTCACCGGATGAAGCTCGGTAAGAGCCATGTCGATCTCCTGGTAAGAAAAAAGATTGGCGACGGTCGACGGAGAAGACTCTCCGTCGACCCGCTGCAATCACCTGTTATGACGTGGTGTTGTCGAACACACCGCCAGAAGCTTTCTCGTTGCGCGCGACCAGCGCGTACTCCGAGAGAATCTGCCGGCGATCGGAGTCGCCGGTCTTGGCCAGCGGAATCGAGACCATCTTCCGGCCCGGAAGATAGGCGATTGCCCACAACTCCATCTGCAGCACCAGCACGTCGCGGGGCCGTTGAAACCGGTTCGGCACAACCTTGATGGTGCCGAAATCCGACTCGTAGGCATCGACACTTGCGGTGATCTTCTTGGACTTGGTATCCTCGGTCGGCGTCGCCCGGCCGGTGAAGGTCGAGAACACCTGCTTGTTGAAGGCACCGGTGAAGATCGTGTCGGGCTTGCCGCCGGCTGTCCAGGCCGCGCTCAGCACGCTCTTGAGACGCGCTTCGGTGAACGCGGTCTGCGTGCCGTCGGTGCGGATGCCCGTGCCGTCGGAGGCGGCCGGATCGGTGCCGCCTGCGCCCTTTGACGTATTGGTCTTGATCCAGGACAGGACCGAAGCCGTAACACGCGGGGTCGTCGTGTTGCCGGCGTTCTTGGCCTGGTTGTTGCACAAGATCGCCTCCATATCGCGCTTGAGCTCCAGGCCCTTGAGCATCTCCTGATAGGCAAGCTCGCCATCGCGCGCTGCATGGTCAACGACCTGCTGCGTGCCGGTGACGCGCGCGACCTTGTCGGAGATCTGGCAGATATTGCCGAGCCGCACTGTGGGGGTGACGGTGTCGGTGTTGGCGTCGTCGCCTTCCAGCACTGCGTTGCCGGTATCGACAGGCGCCAGCGCCTGGGTTTGCCATTCGTGATTGACGGCTGTCGCCTTTTCACGGTCGATGCCGCTCAGGAACGGCGTCTCGGTCGGATCGATGCGGTAGATCGTGTCCGATAGGTCTTCGCGATTGCCCACCGCCTGGTAGGTCGCGAAAGTGTTGGTTGGGAGAGTCATACGTTATCGTCCCTTCTCTATCAGCTCGCGGTGCGACGCCGCTCGGCGGTCAGCTTGGCTGCCAGCCGCAAGGCCTCCATGCCGTGAGCTTTGTC